GGTCGGCGGAGCCCCGCGCGCTCGAAATTATTGATTTTTGCATAAAAAGTTAAGCTGAAATTAATGTTCATAAAATAATCATAAAACTGATTAAAAAATAGGCAGTTTTTGTATTAAAATTTAATCAGTTGCAAGTTTTTTTGCTTTTGCTATAATAGACACATGAAATCAAGCGAAGAGAGAATAATAGAGCATTATCAGTCCAGCGGCGTGCGCTTGTCACCTATGACCATATTTCACGACGGCTCAGGCGGCTTTTACGTGAAAGGGGCGGATACCAACATCTTTCTCGGTATATCCAAAGCTACCGCCGCCACAAAAATGAGAAACAATCACGTCAACCCTATCGAAAATGTGAAAAACCCTCGCCTGAATATCTATCGGCTCCAAGAGCTTGCCGCTATATCAAAGTATTTTATCCCATATTTCTCAAGTAATGGTACAGAGGTCAAAGATGACGGCAAGAAAAAAGCTTCTATAGATGACATCAGCATAGACGAGGCGAAGCGTAGAGCCGAGATAGAAAAAGTAAAGAACCTCCAGCTTAAGAATGCAGCCCTACTTGGAGAAATGATAGCAGCCGATGAGGTAGACAGAGAGCTTGCCACGCAAGCCGCTTTGCACATATCATTGCTAAGAAATGAGCAGGCGGTATTTCCAAACCTACTTGAAGGAAAGAGCAGGGAGGATATCGACAGAATTGTAAGGCAGTATCACCACGAGGAGATCGAGCGGCTTAATGGGATAATAGAAAAGAGATCAAAAGAAAAGCTTGGCGCGCCTGTTTTATCAAACCTTATATATGGGGTAGTCAAAAAACTATCGGAAGGTGAAAGCATTGAGGATATGATGGCAAAACTTGGCATAGACTACGACGGAGAAGTGTGTGAATATGCGGCGATAGAAAACAAGGACAAGGATGTTTCGTAGGGTCGGCAAGAGAATAAGAAATTCATATGTGCATCCAATTCCCATGAAGATCAAAGAGTGGGCGACTAAAAACGTAGTATTTAAAGACTCATCAGTATCTCCAATACCCGGTAAATTCAAGCTTGAAAACAGTGCACACATGGAGCTTGTATTCGATACTCTCGATAGAAAAGAGGTTACAGAAGTATATTGCAAGTTTGCATCCCAGCTCGGTAAATCACTGATTACAATGATATATGCTGGGCACAAGCTTGACCAATCGCCGGCATATATAGGATATTTCGTGCCGGTTGAAAACAATCTATCAAGAATAATACAGACTAAGATAAACCCTGTCTTGAAATCAATGCCAAGAATTTGGAAGAAATTCACAGACTATAGAATGGATAAAGATGAGGATGACGCTTCCCAGCGTGGACGTTCAAAGCAGACAATGAAGCTATGCGCAGGCGGCGGCCTTCTGATCTCAGGCTCATCCACATCAAACAGGAAATCAGTAACGATTCAATCGATCATATTCGATGAGTGTGGAGAGATGAATAACGGCATTGTCGAAGAGACCTCGGAGCGTATTAAAACTTACTTAAAATTCTTCCCGAAAGTTTTGGCGGTATCCACGATAGTAAATCCCAATGATGCAATAGTGAGCTCTTATGACAGAGCGGAGTGCCAGATGGAGTATCATTTTGTATGCCCTGAATGCGAAAATACATTCTATCCTAGCTCATTTACATTTTCATATCCAAAGAAAAGCGATTATGAGGATATAGAATACTCTGAATATATTCGCAAGGCAGAAGATGAAGCGGCCATAATATGTCCGCATTGCAGCTATGCTATAAAAGAAAACGAGAGGCAAAAGCTTTTATATGCCGGCTTTGGGATGAAATGGGTAGCCGTCAAGGGTGATTATAAAAAAGCGAGAACAATCGGATTTAGTGCTAATTCTCTTCATTCCGCTTTTGTGCCGCTTGGAGAGGTCGCAAAAAAATTAATCAAGATAAATGATAGTCCAACAGCTGATGTAGATTTAGAGATCTTTTATCGTGGATGGTTCAACGAGTTTTATTCAGCAGATGAGGATGAAAAAACAGATGCCGAGGAGGTCGTTCAGTTTGCGGGATACGACATAGACATACTAACTGTACCGGATAATACCGTTGCTGTATATCTTGGAGTTGATACTCAAAAAGATCACTTTTGGTGCAAGGTTTCAGCCTTTACTGAGGGCGGTGATTCGGTAGACATATTTGTAGGAAGGCTTGAGACATACGGCGATATAGTTGATCTTATGGATACGACATTGAAATACAGCGACGGCAGGAAGTACAAAGAAGGCATACGCAGAACTGCTATCGACTTAGGCGGCTATGTAGAAACAGAAACCGTATATGATGAAAAAACAGGTGCTCAAAAAAGCATAATTCTTAAAAACGTGCCGGAAGAGACAAAGCTGTTTGTATTGGAGCAGGCGGAGCTTAGAGGATTAAACGGAGAGTATGAAAGTATCTACGGAGTCAGGGGATATGATTACTTGAGCAACGAATCTATGTATATGATGGCGTCCCAGCAGGTAAAAATAGAATCATGGAAGTCAGAACGCACTTTCAAATATATCAAGATGGGGGCCAATTCTGCCAAATTGTCATTCTTGTCACGACTAAATAGAGCTATATACGATTACGAAGGAGCGCAAGCCAGGATAAGCCAAAAGATACTCGATACATATGCCGGTGAACACGACAGATACCATATAGCGCATCAGTTGACATCTGAAATCTATACATGGAGCGACAAAAAGAAAAAGAGAAAGACATTCGAGAAAATCAAAAAACAGAATCACTTTTTGGACTGTTCTGCAATGATAGAAGTGCTTGCCAATATGGACAGAGCTCATTTAATGAAGCCCAAAAAATATACAGACGATAGTATAAAAAAAGATCTAAAAAGCATATTTGTTTTGTAAATAATTTAATCTGTGTTATAATAACGGTATGATTTTGCGCAGAAATACGTATGAACAGATCAAGAAGCTTGAAGAGGAACGAGACAGGCTCGAAGCAGAGCTTGCCAATATGATTCCTTATCAAAAGCTAAAGGCGCAAGGAATGTTCGGAGCGGAAACTACTTTCGCAGACTATAAAGCACTGACGGCACGGCTTGATCGCGTCAAAGAGCAATTAACCGTACTTCACAACGGAAGATAATGAAACTTTCTCATATATTCTCAATGATAACCTCTCCTATATTTGAAGCCGTAACAAAACGTGGGCATGATGGTTCTGTTGAGAATAAAGGTGATTTTGCCAGAGATGCACGAAAAGCAGTCAATTATAGGCTTGCAAACGGTGCGTATGTGCCCGGCATGGCGGTCGCTCATGTTTCAGGAGTGGTTGGTGAAGGCGTCACAATACAGGCTCGATTTAAAGATGATAAACTGAACGACGCTTTTGAGAATTTCATAAAAATACATTCACGTAGAGAGAATTTCGATCTAAAAGGTCGCTTCAAGCTAAATGAAGCGCTTAGGCAAATGGAATGGTTTAAGCTGCTACACGGGGGGGTGATAGCAAAGTTTCATTATTCCGACCTATGGGAAATACCGCTTAGAGTAGAACTCATAGGCATAGATATGATAGACACGTCAAAGAAAGACAATAAGACGCGAAACGGGATACAGAGAGATAGATACGGCAGGATAACTCATATATGGATATATGAAGATGACGACAAAAAGAAATCGAGACGAGTAAATGCCCGCAATCTCTTTTATTATATGCAGCCGTGGCTATCACTATCTCAATACACGGCAGTATCAAGGCTTGCATCCATACTGCCCACTCTATCACAATACGATGAGTATCTCGGTGCGGAACTTGGCTCGGCAATAAATAAAGCTAAAGCAGGCGTATATTGGTCAACCAACCTATACAGCGTTATACTTGAGAGGCTTGATGAGCTGAAAAAAGATGAGAGCACGGAATATGCCGCAAAAGAGGCAGCAGAGATCATAGCCGACATGGCTAAGCGGGGCATAGGTGCAACAGGGGCCACCCCGATACCATCTGGAGACACGATAACTAAACCTAACTCAAATAACGATAGTGTTTTCGACGTTTTATCCGATAAGTCAATAAAAGCGATGACTTCAGCGGTGGGTCAAAGCATAACAACGGCTACGAGAGACGTTCAGCAGGGCAATTACGCAAGCTTAAAAATGGACGCCGTGCTTTCGTCAAAAATAAACAAAATGCACTTTGACCAACTAAAAGAATTCATAGATACCTATCTTGAAAGGCTTCTGGAGATAGGCGTCCGCACTAGGAGACTGCCGATAGCTCCCACTGATTTCTATCAAGATAAATATCAATATTATGGAAAATGGGAAATAATGCGCCGCATAGATGATGCGGTCGATGAGGTCAAGCAAGCGCAAGCCAGAGAAGTGAATCTGAATAGTGGCAGCACTACTATAAGCAGGATTTACAGTGAGCAAGGGCTTGACTACGAAGAAGAGATGAGAAAGCAAACGGAGCTCGATATTAAGATAGAGTTGATGCGCAGAGAGATGTATCGGCAGGCAGGTTTAGATATCCCGCAAACGGAGAACCCACAATGAGAACTGACTATATAAAAAAGAGGCTTCACGGTGAAGTATTTGCTTTAAGAAATAAAGAGCTTTCATCACTGATAGATTTTGTGAATAACGATGCCTTGAGCGCTATTGACTACAAAGGGGCCGACCCTAAAAGCGTCAATTATGAAGTCATTGAAAACACGGCGATCATAAGTGTTGACGGAGCTATGGCAAAAAAAAGCTATACCGGCTTGTGTGAATCAGTTTTCGGATATAACGAAATTATCTCTATGTTTCAAAAAGCTGAAAGTGATCCAAGTATAGAAAAAGTCATTTCCGTGGTGGATAGCCCTGGTGGGGCGGTGTCAGGAGTAGCCCAACTGCATGATGCCATATCCAATATGAGCAAGCCAACAGTAACATACTATGATAACTTGGGCGCAAGTGCCGCTATTTGGGGGTTTATAGGCGCGGATAAAGTATATGCCTCTCCGACCGCGCTTATAGGGAGCATAGGCGTTATGGCCATAGTCTCAAAGGAAACAGAAGAGGGGGCCACGGTTTTAACCTCTGCCGGAGCGGAAAATAAAGTATGCAGCTCTGAAGATGAGTGCATGGCAAAAATACAATCAAGAATTGACGCATATGAACAGAAATTCTATGAGGCGATACAGTCCTCTCGTGAAGGGTTTGACCCTGAAACGATCAGGTCGGTATTCAACAACGGTGACGTTATCTTTGCAGATGAGGCCGCTTGGAATGGCTTTATCGACGGAGTAATGTCGATACGTGAACTTTTTAACAAGGAGATTTAATGGGAATTTTTTCCAGTGCAAAAGAAGCCGAAGAGAAATATACGGCTTTGGAGAACGAGCTATCTGAGTATAAACTTAGAGTAGAAAAGCTCAACGAGGAGATAGGTGCTTTGAACGATGAGATCGCTCAACTAAAAGCAGAAGATCTAAAAGCAACCATAGAAAACAGGCTTGCTATAGCCGTAGAGGCTGGCATCGCTACTAAAGAGGTAGCGGAGGTGCTTTTTGCGGAAGATGATCTTTCAGCGGCAAAAGCGACACTAAAAGCAGTAAGGAGCGAGGGGTCGGTTGTTTCAGCGACATCTGATATAGATGACGGCGAAATAGACGATAAGGCAAACAGCGAAAGACTTGCAGAGATAGAAGCAAGAGTAAAAAAATCATTGGGAAAGGTATGATATGGCAGTTATAGGATCAGACAATCTGGTTTTCAAGCGCGGCGCAACCGCTGGAGTAACGCTTGCAGCAGGTACATATACGGCCGGGTCTCTACTTGTAGAGGGCGCAACTAATTGGTCGCTTACGGCTATAGATGGAACTGCGAGAATAGGCGTTCTGCTTGAAGATGTAGACACAGCGGTTGATGGGACTGAATCAGTAGTAGCTCTAGAAGGAGACTTTAACCTAAATAAAATAACTTTCGGTGCAGACCCAGCTTCTGAGACAGCACAAACATTTGATGATGTAAAAGTACATCTTGACAAAGCGGGGATAAATTTGACCGCCGCAACTAAGGAGTAGTAAATGGCATACAATCCAATAGAGGTAAAAACCGCTCTTACGGCGGCAGTAGAAAATACACAACCATCAATAGTCGGGCTTTCGGCATTGTTCCCCAATGAGGTTGTTACAAATAGTGAAATGGTAGAACTTGACGGAAGGTACAACAAAGCACGTGTGGCTGAATTCGTAAACCCTGAAGCGACGCCGGACGGGACGGAGAAACTTTCTTTCAAAAGAACACCATTTAAACTTCCAACATTGCAAGACCTTAGATCTATCACAGGAAAGGATTTAAAAGACGCTCAGTTTGGCGTTAATCCGTATGACGGTACGGCATTGATGGACGTTCTTGCGAGCCTTATAGCAAGCGGTATAAGCGACCAGAGAACTATGTTCGGAAATGGTTTCGGAAGAATGTCGGTAGAGGCAGCTTTTGATGGAAAAATCACGGTAAAAGGTAAGGGTGAAAACAGAGTCCTTGACTTTGGCCGCCCGGCAGAGCTTCTCATAGATGTCGGAGCTGCTGACCCTATACAATATTGGAATAACACTGAAGCTAATGCAGATAGTCATGTAGATGCTATCATAGAGGTAATGGGCAATTATGGCGGGGCTCCTGACATAATGATAGCCAGGCCAGACGTTATGCAGAAGTTTATAAACAACAGCAGAATCGAACTGAAGCTCGACAACAGACGTATAGAGTTTGGAGGTGTTACGTTCCAGAATCTAATGAATACAAGAGGTATGTTCTACTACGGAACTTACAAAGGTATGGCTCTTTACGGATTCTCAGGAACATACTATGATAAGGCTGGCACTCTACAGAAAGCAGTCCCGGCAGATAGGGTGCTTTTTGCGGCTTCTAACAACGGAAACGTCGCTCAATACGGCGACAGCGCGGCCACACTTGCGGAAATGCTTGGGCTAAGTGATGCAATCACGGCGAGAGACGCTATGAACTTTGTAAGCTCTGTATATCTTACAGAAAACAAAAAAGAGGTCAATATAGCGTCTTATCAGTGTTGCGCGCCAATGCAATCCGACATGGGTTCTTTCGGAATCCTTAAAGTACTTGCGTAAGGAGAATGAATGAGAGCAAGAGTAAAAGTTTCAACTTTTCTTAAAAGCGGAGGTTTTATCGCGGTCGGCCAGATTATCGATGGTGACATGGCAGACGAGGCGGTTAAAGCAGGCGTTGCTGAAAAGATTGAAGGAATAAGTGAGCCTGTAAAAAAAGAGGCAGAACCAAAAAAAGAGGCAGAACCAAAAAAATGACGGCACTTGAGCTAATCAAGCGGGCGAAGGCTAAGCATAATGAGCTTGGCCCGTCCGAGCCCATAGAGTACCGGCACATAAGTGGCTTGATAGAGAACGTTAAATGTTTTACATCCAATAAGGAATATACTGACCAAAACTATGGTATAAGAAAAATAGAAAACGTTTTCTCTCAAGTTGTCTTATCGGAAGAGCCCAAAGACGATGATACGATAGTATATGAGGGCGATGAATATCGTGTTACGAGATGGGAAAAGCAGTATGGGTATTACATGGTATATGCTGAAGCGAGACGACGGCATACAGGACAAAGAATGAAACATAAATCAAGAGGAAGGGGTGTTAGATGATTGTACTGACATTTTATGATACCGTAACACCTCTTTTGTCTGAATTGGCCGTGCGCTCTCCAAACTTAGCGAGAGAAGCTCTACAAGCGGCGGGGGCTAAACTTCAAAAAGCCGCAAGATCTGAGCTGAAAAGAAAAATCACATATTGGCATCAAGAAGTAAAAGATGGCAGGAGAATAATCTATAAAGGCTCTCCGCAAAAGCTTGGCACTCGCATATCCCACACAACCGGCGAAGTGCTAAACCCTGATAATATGGCAAGCTTTATAAGCTTTTATATGTCCCCAAACAACCCAAACGTTGTAACAGTAGGCGGCGCTCATCCAGACTTCACCCCGCTCAAATATAGAGGCGGTAAAGTTGTGGGCACTATGGGCAAAATAAAAGCAGTCGGGAAAATTGGAAGGTCTATAATCCACAAACTGAATACCGGCAAGCTTGATGAAAATCATCCATATCGGGAAAGATCATGGATACCAAATGCCAAATATGAACGACGGGCGTTCATGGAGTCCGCATATCTATCAAGCAAGTCAAATATAGAGCAGACCGTACTAAAAAGATTCGATATGTCTTTTATCGAAGCGATAAATACTATAAAAGTCAAAGAAGTACGAAGGAAATACGCTTGAAAAAGCTTTTCGATATACAGGAGCTTATCAAGTCTGGGCTCGACAGCGATGCACAATTTATAGCCGATACTATTGCCCACTTTGGCTCACAATTCAAGACATATATAGACAAAAGTGAAATAAATAGCATAAATGAATTGCCGGCATTAATAATCCATAAAAACTTTTCATCAAGTACCCCAGAGGGCGAGATATATGCTCTACAATTAAACTTTATAGCTTTTTTGGGTGATTATGTCGGCGATAGGTATGAATCTATCAAGAATATAGAAGATCTTGCCCATAAGGCTATAGATATAGTTGACATGTCAATATGTAAGCAGGTTGGAGTTCACAGGACTACAACCAACATGTTTCTTGCCGCCCCAATTGACGGCTCGGACGATATAGAGTGGGTTGTATCTCTTGGGTACACTTCACTCCAAGATAATTTTATTTAAGGAGATAGTATGGGCTACTTAGCCAAGCAACTTCGATGGTATAAAGAGACGGTTCCGGGCGAAAAACCGGCTTCACCACAAAATATGCTGATACAGACAGCTAACGCATACAGCTTGAATCCAAATTACCCGTCAGAGGTAATTACGCCTATTGGTGCAGGCGGAGAAGCATCACCAAAGGTTATCGGGACGCCTGATTTCAGTGGCGATATAGGGCTTGTCCTTACGGGTGAGCTTATGCCGCTGATTCTTGAGCACACATTTGGAGCAGCGACTAAAACGAGTGTAACCGCAGCAGCATGGGCTTCTGGGACACATGTAAAAGGCGATCTCGTTAGCCACTCCGATGGAGCACATATGCTCTATTGTGAGCAGGGCGGCACTACGGGAGCTACAGAACCAGACCTAACCGGGCTTTCGGAATACGATACAGTCACAGACGGCAGCGTTAAGTGGGTAGTGAGAAATCTCTTGAAAGACTATACAGGACAAAGAGAAGATTTTCCGCCTACGTTTGGCGTAGAGATGACTTTCGATGATGGAACTACTCCTATAAAAGAGAGATACGGTGGGTGTAGAATCAACACAATAGAGTTTGCTAAGAGCGGTGATGACAATGGGTTTAAAACGACCGCATCAATCATTGCCGCCAATGGAGATGACAGTCTTACCAATGCAACCTATCCGGCTCAGGGCGGTACTGATGTCAGCCTTAGCAAAGTATATTTCGGCGCATGTGACCTAAAAATACTTATAGATGATGTCGAGGTCGTAAATACTACAAAAGCATCCGTAACCGTAAATAGAAATGTTTCTACAGATAAGTGCGTTAAGTGCGGCGACAATATAGTTCAGCTTGGCTCCATTAGCCTTGAAGGGTCTCTCACTTGTCTTATGGATACTGATACTTACCTTAGAATGGCAAACCGAGAAGTGCATAAACTCACTTTCAGATATAGCTACAAGGGTGACGTGACGGATATAGTATTTAACAAGATTCAATTCGACCGCGCTCCAAAGACTATAGACGCATCTAAGTTTGTAATGTTCGATAGCGGATTCAGCGCGTTTGGAACAGATACTATAAATTCGGTACAATATACAAGTAGATCATCTATAGATTATTAAAAGGAAAATAAATGAGCGTACTTGAAAAGTTTGGGAATACGCCACTTGAAGAACCAAAAATCCTTGAGGTTTTTCAATCAAACGATGAGGATATGGCTAAAACAGTCATAGACCTACTTGAGCTTTTTGAGGAGCGCATCGGCGAAGAGGTTGATTTTGAGACGGCTGGGAAGATCATAGCACATGTGCTTGCCTTTAAAGACGAGGAAGGTAATTATAAAAGCACTCCTAAAACAGAAAATATAGAGCCTTTGAAGCCTAAAGATACAGTAAAGTTCATTCAGATGGTTAGAAGTGAAGATAAAACACAAGAGGAGCTTTTTGACTGGCTAAAAGAACGCACAAACGTTCCTGATGATTTGACGCAATGGGAAAAAGTACTTGTTATAGAACAGACACTTGCTTTCGGTCTTGACGGAATGAAAACCGTTCTTGGGGGTGCGCTGGGAAACTGATCACGTGGGTGTTCGATTCAACCCTATCGGACATCCGCAAGACAGTTTCAAATATGAGTAGGGAAGAGATTGAAGAGCTTGGAGACGAAATGATACTAAAAGCGGTCACTCCGCCAAATGCCCCACAGCTTGCTTATGAGCTTTTCAATTTCATTCATACAAATATAAAATATTGCCTTATCCCGACTATGGAGAGCGTTCTTGTAGACAAGGATAAGCTCGAAAGAATGGCAGAGCGCAGAGGTGTCGATCTTGTCAGGTACGATCAATTCGTTGACCTTTATATTGAAAGATTCTTGAAATGGCAAACTCAGTAATATCTGTACGCCTCGATACAGAGGGATTCAAAAACGATCTAAAGCAGCTTGAAAACCAATTCTCATCTACAATGAAAGAGGTTGCGGGCTGGCAAAAAAAGAGTGTCGATCTCACAAAGCAGGCCATAGAGCTTGAAAAACAGCTTGCCGCAGCACGCGCAAAAGCCGCAAGCTACAAGAGAGGCTCAGCAGGGTATAAGTCTTCAATGGAAGAGGTTAATGCCCTACGTGCAAAACTTGGAGCGGTAAAAGCCGAACAGAGAGCTGCATATAGCATATCGAGAGAGCTTGAGAGGCAGGCTCGGTCTCAGCAAAAATCATATAAATCACTTGCCTCCGCTACTAACAGCGTAGTTAATGCCGAAAAAAAGTCAAACGCCGCAAGAAACAGCTCAGTCAATACTCTTGTAAGGCATATACGAAAAATAGAGACGATGATTGTCGGTATCTATACGCTGAAAAAAGCATATGACCTAACCATCGGCGCAAGCGTTGAATACAATAGGATGCTCGAAAGAGAAACAATCGGGCTTAAAACGCTAATAGCCCAAACGACAGAATATGTCGATGCTCAAGGTCGTGTAGCAGATGCTATGAAAGCATATCAGCTTGCGGGCAAAGAAGCTCAAGATGCCTTGAAGATCATCAAAGAGATAAACGTTGAAACACCGCATACGTTAATTCAGACGCTTTCTATTTACAAGCTATTGGTTCCACAAGTAAAGCAATACGGCGGCTCTCTAAAAGAAGTTGGCGAAATAACGAAAGGCGTCTCATTGCTTGCCTCGATGATGGGAGTTCAATATCAGCAGATTCTTAAAACCGTCGATAGCTTGATGTCAGGGCAGATGATGCCTTCAGAGCTACAAAGAGCCGTAAAAGTGGTCGGCATAACGAACGCCAAAGTTAGAGAGCTTCAGCGCACCGGCGGCGATGTCGTGAAATTCTTTGTAGACGCCTTTAAAAAGATGGAGGCGGGAGCCAATGATGTAAAGACAAGCATGGACGGCCTCATATCACAATTTTCTACTCTTTCTATGGATATTTTGGGTACTGCTTTTGAGGATATTTTTGAGGGCTACAAAACCACCCTAACAGACATAAACAAATACCTTAGAGAAAACAGACAAGAGCTTGTAGAAGGACTAAAAGAGGGCTATATACAAGCCAAAAACTTAGGCGTTGCACTTTTAACCGTATATGGTACCCTCAAATCTATAAAGGCACTTGGCGCGCTGGATACATTGCTTTTTAGCGGTGCCGCAGGTGGCGCAATTAAATCACTGCCACCCCAAATAAGACTTGTAGCAACTGCGGTAGCGGCGGTAACTGGTGCTCTTGTGTATCAGAGAAACATTATACAAGATAAATGGAACCTTGAGTCATCAGAATGGGAAGAAAAGCTAAAAAGTTATCATAAAGAATTAAAATTAAAAGATGGTATGCTTAAAAGAGATCAGGAGCTAATTGCCAAACAAAAAGAGCTGGGTAAGGCCATATCAGAAGCATACAAATCAAAAGATATGAATAAGGCAAAAGAGCTGCAAGCTCAAATGCGAAAAATAATAGAGGATAGAAAAAAATTAAGAGAATCATTCAGCCCGTCTGGTAGTAATGCTGGTTATGAAAAAAGAACTAAGCTACCTGAAGATTTTAGAAAAAATCAAGAATTTATACAAAAACAAAAAGAGGCTTTGGCTGAGTTAGAGGTGGAGTACAATAGAATAATAGGAGCTGTTTCAAACGATTGGGCAAAAGCAGAAAAAGCTATAATTAAATATAATCAGGCATTAAATGAGCTGAAATCAGTTGAGGAAAAGATCGGCAAGCCCAATATAGACCAAGAAAAGCTAAAAAAAGAGTATCTTGATGCGCAAGTAAAACTAAAACAGGCTCAAATTGAATTAACCAGAACAGGAGTAGAGCTAAACAAAGAAGGTCTTAAAACAATAGAAGAGGCCAACAAAAAAGAAGCGAAAAAACTCGAAACGCTACAAAAGCAATACCAAGCCCTAAAAGATAAATACACTCTCGGAAATGGAGAAAAAGAGCTTAAATCAGATTACCAAAAGCTCGAAGAGTTGAGAGCGAAAGGAATTATAAACCCGCAAGAGTATAATAATCTCCTGAATAGAATGATTGAAAAGTTCGCAGAAGGAAGAAAAAAAGCTAAAGGAATAGGCGAAGAGCTGAATAAAATTCAAGATATGATAGGCACAAAACTCGAAAACGCTATGACTCAAACTTTTAGATCGTGGATGGACGGCGCAAGAGATTTTGGCGACTTAATGGAAGGTATGCTAAAAGACATTATTGCAGAAATAGCGAGGATTCAGGTTATAAAACCGTTTCTATCACAATTTGGCTTTGCGGAGGGGGGCGTTATAAGCGGTGGAGTGCAAGCCTTTGCAAGCGGCGGCATAGTGTCATCACCGACGATCTTTCCAATGGCTAATGGAACTGGGCTAATGGGCGAAGCAGGCCCAGAGGCAATTATGCCGGTGACAAGAATAGGCGGCGACTTAGGAGTAAAATCGACCCCATCTAATGTTATAATTAACGTATCAAACGAAACGGGGATACCGGTAGATATGAAAACGATCAGCGAAACGATGAACGATGGTACGCGCATAATCAACGTCGTCATGGAACACGCCCAGACAAATCCTGAATTTCGTTCCGTAATGGGGATAAAATAATGGCGTTCCCAGCGATCAAAAACCCGGTAAACATAGATATTACAACGGAGTTTTCTACCCTCTCTTACCAGTTTGCTGGGGGATATGAGCAGACAAGAGAGCTGAACTCGCGAAAGCGCAAGATGATCACCGCCAAATATGTACTTGACCGCACCGACAAAGACGCGCTAATTTCCCACTATAACGACGTCGCCGGCAGTACGGCTTTTTCGTGGACTAACCCAGATGACAATACCGTGTACACCGTAAGATACGCGGAAGCTCCAAAAGTGCCGATCAGCGGGGCATGGCCCGATAGGTTCGACGTAACTATCAAAATGAGGGAAGTATGAACTTAGACGCTATCATCGCAAAAAACTCCCTTGATGACGGTGGGCTATGGGCGTTTCTTCTCAAGCTCGAATCGCCTAAGCTCGGCATAACTATTCACTTAACAAGAAACACGGACGACATAACATGGAATGGCGTCACATATACAGCCGCAAGTTTCAACATAGGAGATTATAAAGAGGGTATAAAGGGGCAGCTTCCATCACTATCGCTAACAGTCTCAAACGTAGATAGAGTCGTACAGTCATATGTAGAACAAGACCCCGACTTTGGCTCGAACTGGAACGTAGATCTTTATGTTTTGTACCTACCCGCCCCCGTAAACCTTACGACCACTAGAACGGAAGAGCTACACTATCATTTCCTATCGATATCAGTAGAGTGCAATGAAACTACGGCGGTTTTTAGGCTCGGCATGGAGAACCCGCTTAAACAGCTATCGCCAAAAAACAAGCTAATTCCAAACTATTGTCAAGCCACTTTCAAAGTAGCTGAAACAGGCTGCCCATACACAGGAACGGCTACAACTTGCGAAAAAACTCTTGCAGCTTGCAAAGCGTACTTTCCGAACACGGACGTGCCTTTTGGCGGGTTCCCGGCAATCCCAACAGGCGCTGGAGTATTTAAAGTATGATCGGCATACCATACAAAAACGGCGGGCGTGATGAAAGCGGTCTTGATTGTATAGGGCTTGTCATCTACTATCTAAACAACAGAGGCTATAATATACCGGTTGATCTGTATTCATACCAAGATAGCGACGGCCCGGAAGCGGCTGCTATATTCATGAACGAAATACTCCGTAGTGAAATGGGCGAGGGCAAATGGATAAGATGCGGGGCACAAGAAGATGCGCTTGTAGCATTCAGAATCAAGGGAGCGGTCAGGCACGCCGGAATAATGATAAACGATCATATGTTTTACCATGTAATGAAGGGTACGAAAGTCACAATGGAGTCAATAAACGATATTACGTGGCGAAACAGAGTAGCGGGGTTTTACAAGTGGTCAAAATAATAGAGATTGAAAACGTCTTTGAGCCTGAACAGCGAAAAGAGAGAGAAGAGCCCGCCGGCAAGCAGATTTTTGACTACGTTCCTAAGCCAACATCTTATTATGTTGTATCCGTAAACGAAAAGCTTATATCTGATTTTAGCGAAGAGACAAACCCCGGCGACACGATAATTATAGTCCCGATTGTCAGAGGTGGCGGTGGTGGCAAAGACGTTTTAAGAATAGGGGCTTTTCTTGCTCTAACGATTGCCACAGGGGGGCTTACCTCTGGACTTTTAGGAATGAGTCTTGCTACCACAAAGTTCGCATTGATGATGGCGGGCGGACTACTGATAAACGCTATACTCCCGCCCTCTCAGCCTGATTTCGGAAATGTAGCTTCTGGAATAGATACATCTCCCACCTACGGATTTACAGGTGCAAAAACACTGCCTAATCCCGGCGCTCCGCTACCAATTCTTTACGGTCAGATGAAGCTACCCGGCTCAGTCATAAGTCAGTACATCAAGAACGAAGGCGATGACGAGTACCTCTATATGCTTTTGGCGCTTTGCGAGGGTGAAATAGAGCCTATTTCTATAAACGATATAGAGATAAACGGCAACCCGGCGGATACATACGACGGCGTAGAGTTCGCATACCGTACAGGAACTATAGACCAAGATATATCTCAATACGACGTAACGAAAGCCGAGAAATTCCATACTGGGAAAGTAATCGGCTGGTTTAACAATGTAACGACCGCCAATACTTTCAACGTAGAAGTGCCGTACAATATTCCTACGGTACGAGCCATGCAAGGAAACGCCAACGACGCTATAACCGTAAGCGTATCGTTTCCTTCAGGGCTATACGCTTACAGCAACGGCATACAGCAGAGCACCGTTCAACTGAAAATAGAATATAGCTCCGATGGCGGGGCAACGTGGAACGTGCATCAGCGCATTATACCAGAGCATAGCGTAATAGAGTACGAGTGGCAAGGTGCTGGATATTATAATCTGGGGGCGAAAGCTTGGGGCGAAACTGAGCCATCAGATGCATATATGGAGCCTTACAAAAAAACAGGTAGAAGCCGCCAAAAGATCATAGCAGAACAGGTATTTGACTATTGGGAAATCACCGCATCTCAAACATCAGCCGTGCGTAGAGAGTTTACTATATCAGGGCTATCGCCAGATTCATACCAAGTGAGGATTACAAAGCTTACTCCAGACAAATCCGGGTCCGCAGGTGTCAATACGATGTACTGGGCAGGAGCTACGGAGAAGATAAGCGATCGCCTTTACTATCCGATAGTTGCGCTTTTGGGGCTGAAGATAAAAGCGACAGGTCAATTGAATGGTACGGCTCCCAATGTAGGAGTTATATGTCGTCGTAAGCCGATCAAAGTGTATGATGAAAACGGAACTTTCATAAAAGAAGCAGAAACATCAAATAACGCTTGGGCAATGTGGGACTTTATCACTAATAAGCGCTACGGGCTCGGCAAAGATTACTCTGTGGTTGACTATCAGGCGTTTGATGATTGGGCATCGTGGTGTGATGAACGAGTACCGCTCCCCGACGGAACTTATGAGCCGAGATGCAGATTTAACGGCGTTTTCGACTATAAGACCGACGCTTGGTCGATAATGCAGTCCATAGCGCAAGTAGGGCGCGCGGCTCCGATACTAATGGGTACTAAGTATAGCGTCATAGTCGATAAGCCAAAACCTACGACTCAGCAGTTTGGCATGGGCAATATAGTCAAAGGAAGCTACAAAACCTCATACACTGGAGTGGTAGATCTTTCAAAAGAGATCGCTGCTCGATATATAGATGAGAGTATCGGCTACAACGAAACAGCTATATCCGTTCAGCTTGACGACGGCGGAAACCCCACCGAAATGGCTCTTATTGGGGTGACTAAACAGTCATATGCTATAAGGCATTGCCGATACATACTGCAAACTACCGACAAGCAGAGGAGAGTAACTACGTTTGCGGCGGGTATAGATAGTATAGCCTGTAAAGTCGGGGACGTGATAGAATTTTCATATGACGCTCCGGCATGGGGGCACTCCGGGCGGCTCGTATCTGCTACGACTACTCAAGTCACACTCGATCAGGATATCTTTTTCGACCCGGCAAAAACTTACAACTTAAAAGTCCGGCATGAAGATGACACTATCGAGACTGTATCCGTGACAAATCCCGGCACAGAAACAGATACCATAACCGTAAGTGCTTTCGCAACCGCACCAAAGCCATACGAGACATACCAGCTCGGAGAAGTTGGCAAAGAGAATATTAAACTCAGAGTAGCCGACATGACGTCAAAAGACGATCTTAGCGCGACTATTACAGCGGTTGACTACAATGAGAGCATACTCGACGACTGGAGCACGCCAGAGGACATAGCAAGACCTTCATACATTACAGGCTTTGCGAAAATTTACGACATATCTATCGGAGAGCATCTTGAAAAAAGAAAAGACGGCACTATTGTTCCATTCTTGGACTTCTCTTGGCGCGTTGAAGATGACCGCTTTTCTATTGTAGATATACTCATCAGTTCAGATAACGGCGCGACATGGAGCGAGATTGCCACGGGAATAAGGACAGGGCTATACAGGCTCAACGCTCTAAGTTTAGCGGAGGGGCAGGAGTACACTTTTGCTTTTGTGTCTAACGATTTCTCGGGGTCGCAGGGGGTTGAAGAGGCTGCAAAGAAAACTCATATATATCTCGGCAAGTCTGCACCGCCTGAGGACGTTCAAAGCTTTACCTACTCTATTACATCTAATGGCGTCCTTTTAAGCTGGGATAAGAATACGGACGTAGACTTGTCCGGTTATAATCTTTATCTCGACGGAACTCAGATAGAGCATAGCCTGAAAGCGACTACGTATCTATATGCTGATTTAACTCTCGGGCTTCACACTTTCGGCATAAAAGCGGTGGATACGTCCGGGAACGAATCCGTCAATATGACTGAAACTACAATAGACATGATCGGGGCAAAAATAACGTCAATACGTGCCGACGTGATAGACAACAACGTACTTCTATTTTGGACATCTGAAAAGGGCACGATAGATATATCTAACTACATAGTCCGCAAAGATGGTGCTATAGCAGGAACCAAAAAGGGAACATTTACAACTTTACTTGAGACGGAAGCGGGGACTTATACATATTGTGTTACCCCGATTGACATTTTCGGCAATGAAGGCAGCGGCAAATGTGTAACCGTAAATGTCGCTAGCCCTCCCGATTACGTACTGAACAAAAATTGGTCGAGTGATTTCAGCGGTACTAAAACAAACTGCATGGTTGAGAACGGAGATCTTGTTCTTATGATTGACAATGTTGAAACATGGGAACAGCATTTCACATCAAGGGGTTGGGACTCACCACAAGATCAAATAGATGCAGGTTATCCACTATATGCAGAGCCGTTTGCTGCTACCGCGTCATATGAGGAAACTTTCGACTACGAAGCGATTCTGCCGTCATCACGTGTTACGGTGACGATTACAAAAGAGGTTGTTCAGGGGTCGCTAAGTGAAAATTGCACGATAAGCGTATCTACAGACGGCACGACGTGGACTGACTATAGCGGATATAGCGTTTATGCCACAAATTTTAGATATGTTAAAATTAAACTTGATTATAGCGGCACTAATGCAAGTAGCATCATAACTGATTTAAACGTAAAACTCGATGCAAAAAAGAAAAGGATATCCGGTATGATACAGTGCAATGCGGCCGATGCAGGCGGCACGGCTCTCGATATCACGGGAGAGTTCAGCGACGTCACATCTATCACGGGCACTCCTCAGGGCACTACTGCAGCGAATGTGGTGATAGACTTTAACGATGTGCCAAACCCGACAACGGTTAATTTTTTGGTTTTTGATAACAACGGAAACAGACTTGATAGACAAATAAGCTACTCGATAGAAGGATATTAAAATGGCTGATTGGAACTTACCAACACTGACAACACTATATGCAGATGTTCTTACAGAGTTAAAAGGGCGTGACGAGACCGCCCTGAAAATGGACGGAAGCGGCACTAATTTACCCGTAGGAGCAAAAAAGCTTAATGTGACAACTGGGCAGTTCGAGAGATACAACGGCACTACGTGGGCGCCGATTACGAGCTATGCAAAGACCACAGGAACGTTAGATCAATTTGCGGATGGTGCTGACGGTGATAACATTATCGATACTTCAGGAAGAAGCCTGCGAATAAACACAAAGCGTGCTTTGGTAGGGCTTTCAAGCGCTGATGGCAATAAACTGTTTATCAATTATAATAATGATTTTGCTAATGGTGTTGAAATTAAAGGTGAAACTACGATTAATAGCTTACTAATGAAACAGTCTACGCCTGGTTTTAAAATGGAGGACACAAATGCTGGTTTTGAATCAATATTTTATCAAGTTGTTTACCAGAACCACTGGCAGATTCAAACACGAAGCACGGACGGTAATTTTACTTATCTATATTCACCGTTACAAATTAGTTACGATGCTAATCAAGGTTTAAAGATTGCGAAAGATGCGGTGACAATAAATAATAGACAGATTCTGACAAAAGGTGCGGATTGGCAACCAATTTCGCTTCTAAACGGACATGCCGGAGATTTATTTTACTGTAAAATTGGCTCTGTAATACATTTAAAGGGAGCCATTAATACCAATAATGCCACATCTGAAGCTATAGGAGTACTGCCATCAACTGCCATTCCATCATATTCTACTACGATGTTCATACAACCATTGGCATACGATTCAACAGGTTTCGCAAGGATTCAAATTGCAAGCGACGGGACCATAAATCTTCCACCCTCAAACTATAATGTAGGTTCTGTAGTAATGAATTTAAGTTATGTTACTGATGCGTAGAAGGAAATAATATGTTAGAACTGGCATTTTACAGAGGGCATGGGAACAATTTCGACAAATTGATACGGTGGTGGACGGACTCCGATTATTCACACGTTGAAATCGTTATAAACGGGGTTGGATACTCATCAAGCCCACGCGACGGCGGAGTGCGCAAAGCTAATATCAATTTCGGAAACGGTAACTGGGATACGTTTCAAATCCCGTGCGCATATTTGCAGGAAGAGAAGATCAGGCTATTTTTTGAGCGTGAAATGTGGAAAAAGTACGACTGGCTAGGCATATTTTTCACGCAAGCTATCCCGATAGGCACTCAAGACCCTTTGCGCTGGTTTTGCTCTGAGATCGCTATGGCGGCATTTTACCATGCTGAAATAACCACTATGGAGAAAAAACCAAAATGGTACAGCCCAGAAGATATGCATAGAAAAATCATTCTAAAAAATGATATAATCATACAATAGGAGTTTAGATGTTAATTGACAGAATTAAACAGGCTGAGGGCTTTTCAGGAGTTCCGTATAATGACCCTCTGGGACTTCCAACAATCGGCTACGGGACGCTTCTGCCAATAACTGAATACGAAGCAGAGCTACTACTAAAGCATCGGCTATCTCTCGTAAAGCAAGAGCTTCAAGAAAAAGTCCACTTTTGGGACGATCTCCCCGACACGATAAAAGATGTACTCTTAGATATGGCATACAATATGGGCGTACCCCGTCTATTCACATTTAAGAACATGTGGCGTGCCATAGAGGCAAAGGATTGGAATAAAATGGCAGATGAGATGGTAGATAGTCTCTGGTACTCACAAGTGGGCAGCCGCTCCGCACTTCTTGTAAAGATGGTAAAAGACTATGCGAGAGGGGACTGAAGTGGAAACGAGAATCGTGAGCATAGAGATTGAGCTTGCGAAACTCGTTCAAAACCAAGAGAGCATGAATGAGAATCTTCGCAATATCTCAAAAACGCTTGAAAAGATCGTAGAGTTACAAACATCTACGCAACTTCTTAATCAGCGCGTCGGCGCGATGGAGGCTAACTCAAAAGAGTCGTTCAGGCGCGTCTACGAAAAGATCGAAGGCATAGAGGGCACTCACAAATGGATTAGTAGAACGATCATAGGTGCGGTGATAGCGGGCATAATCACCGGAATGTACACAATCACGAAAGGATAAACATGAGCCTACTCATATCAAAAACCAACACATCACCATACGACTACGTATCACAAGGCGATGAGTCCAACCCCATAAGCGTAAGCGTTACGCTTGATAATGCAGGCGGCACGATAACATCATCAGCAGTAACCGCGTATCTTGTAGCCACGCAATACAACTATACAGGAATAACCGCACAGCCTATAAACGAACAAACTGGCATCAACTGGCAAGTATCACTCGACAATGCCACATGGGCAGAAAGCGTCACTCCCGCAGATATGGACGGACGCACTACAGATGCACTCACTACGGTATATCTTAGAGCGGTTGTAGCAAACGATGGTACAGTCGCTACTGGCAACTACATACAAGCCGACGTGCAAGTGAACGCTACGGAGAATCCATAGGCATGGGCTTCTTCGGCAAGCTATTCGGCTCTGATGACGTCATAGAAAAAGCGGCAGATGGAATCTATAACGGCATAGATAAGCTTGTTTATACCGATGAAGAGAAAGCAGAAATGCGGCTAAAATCCGCAAAGAGTTTTCTCGCTTTGCTTAAAGCATATGAGCCATTTAAGCTTGCGCAAAGATTTCTTGCGCTGACTATAGCTATACCATATGTCACCATATGGGTACTTTCGGCAATAATGCTCGCCATTGGCGGGTATTTAGAGGTAGATACAGCGATTACTACCGCAAAAGATCTCGCAAGATATAATAACGAAACTCTCGGACAGCCTTTGTCTATCATCATAGCGTTTTACTTCACTGGCGGGATGCTCGAAGGGGCAATTTCAAAGTGGAAAGAGAAGAAGGAGTAGCTATGCCGTCAACCAATAAAGTTCAGGCTTATCTTATAGCACCAGTAGCCGCAATGAACGTCCCTTTGCCATTTGATGGGTATATGAAACCAGTGGACAAGTGGGCAGACCCGGCGGTACCAGAGTACTACACTCTTAACGAGATAGATGGCACTTCATTATTAGGGCGTCCTATAAGCATTAGAAAAAGTCTTGATGGTCAATGGTTCATATATTCTGATAGCAATTTCTCATACCGCGCCGGGCACTTCAAAAAACTTGAAGATATGGGCACTGCATTGGGTTTTCCTGTATACATTCTCACGACTGAAAAAGAAGTGCAAGATGAGCTTAACGGAACAGCTGGTGCACTTCAAATCACTCAGTGGGTTGACCCTAACGCTGGAGTAGTGTAATGGCACTTATATTGGATTATGAATTTGATAATTTCTCGACTGCTGCCGACGGCACTCGTAAAGTTGTCGATGCAAGTGGCAATTCAAACGATGGCACTATGGAGAGTGGGCAGGGACTTGAATTTGATGGTATTGATGACTACATAAATACAGATATTTATGTCGATCCTTCTTATAAAACGTGTATTGTATCATTTAAAACCGCAAATACCTTACCTGCTACGGGGTGCTTGGCCTATGGCGGAGATTGGGCGAAATATAGACGTTTTGGATTTTTTGTTGCAAGTGGGAAAATATTGTTTGAATACGGGGATAAATATTTTTATGGAAGCGCACTATCAACTAATACAAATTATAGAGCCGTAGTTACTTATGATGGAGTTAACGCCATAGGGTACCTCGATTCAGTTCAAGATGCTATTGTGGCTGCATCGCAAATTCCGTCAAAGGAAATCTCATCTGGCTTTACATTTCGTTTTGGGGATATTAATGATTGGATATATTCCGGGGATGTGTTAATGTGTACGATTCTTGATGTAAATATATCAAGTGATGATGTAATTTACGATTTCAATAATCCAAACGCTATAATAGAAATGCTTATCACTGGTACTGCAAATCCAAATTTTTCTTTTTTGCCGTCAAATATTCTGCATTGCTTTACTTTTGACGAAAGTACTGGAAATGTTATCCACGACATAGTAACTGGGAAGAGCTATAGTATGCTAAATTTTCCTTCCGATAACACACAATGGACAAATGCCGATCTGCAACCATATGGGCATCAAAAATTACGTTTCAAAAAAGATGCGAACGGAAACCCTTCGGCATTAGCTGATACTAAAACTGTAAGGTTTGATTAATGGCATTATATCAAATCACCACTCCGTACACGCTGCCATCTAATGCAGTCTGGAGCGTTATTGAAGTAGGTGGTGATGACACCGCTCTAACGCATTATGTTTATGTGTATGACGGTGCGGGTAACATAGAAAAATTTGTGAATGGTGTTTCACAAGGCACTCAATCGTATACCCCTCCGGCTACAGCGTATGTGATAACACAAAGTTCACTCGACGGAGCCGCTACGTTTGTAGTTAGGGGTTGGTTCAAGGTTTACGATACCGCATTGACTCAAACTGAAATAGATACCGATTATCAAGCTTTTCAAGCTCAATACGGCGGAGGCGGAGGCACTCCGATCACAAGCATATTCGACATCTCCGCAAGTGTCGCCACAAACTTAACAGATACCTTTGATACATCAGCTTCAATATCAAATCAGATCTCAAACGTATTTGACTCATTGGATGCGATATCTACAAATATTTCAGTAACTCACGATACCGAATCAGCAATAAGCGTCAACATAAGCGCAACGTTCGATTCTCAAGCCTCTGCATCTACTGCCATATCAGAGCTTTTCGATACAATAGCCAACGTGACAACACAAACAGGATATGTCGCGTCGTTCGATACTACTGTATCGGTGTCTACATCAAAGCAGATTAATTTTGATTCCACGATAGCGATATCAACGCAAAAAACAGTGCTTCACGATACAAGTGCGAACGTGACCACATTGACTGGATATGTAGCGCGATTTGATACCGACATTCAGGTAATCAATCAAATATCAAACACATTCGACTCTATAGCGGGCGTGAGCGTTGGATATAGCGCAACGTTTGATTCAAATACAGCCGTATCTACACCAGTATCGATTATATTTGATTCAGAAGCCGCGGTAGCAAAATACTATGAAAATCTGTTCGATTCAGAGATCTCAATATCAAACTATATAGACAATCGCTTTGATGTTTTAACGAAAATAGGAAACCAAATTTCGCATACGTTCGACACAGACGTAAGAGTGCTTGACCAAACCGTTGCGATAGAAGTGAAAGTTTACAATGCACCTATAACGATTATGAAAAAATGGGAGGCCCCGCTATTATGACCAACAGATTACATATCGGAGACATAGGAACTAAAATAGTACTTGACATAGACCCAGCCAACGAAAACAATATAACGCCGGATATTGTGGCAAGCGCAAAAATGCTTATAACCAAGCCTGACGGTACTGTACTTGAAAAGAACGCAAGTGCAGAGGGGCATACGGTCGTTTACTATACTGCCGCAGGAGATCTCGATGTAGAAGGCCTGTACTGCCTACAAGCGAAAGTAACACTCACAAGCGGCTGGAGCGGCAAGTCCAATATCGTTCAAGATTATATCTACCCGTGACCGCGGCCGTGCAGCCATAGTTTCTTAAGGGCCTTCAGCATGCCACAACAAAAGCCGGCGTCCTTCGCAGCTTTCGTAAACTCATCTTCCCAATATCTGTTTAGCTTATTAGTATAGTACACAAGGGCGTCTCTCTCTTCCATTCTTCTCGGAGCGAAAGACACGTCAACCTCTTCATTCATCTCTTTAATCGTCATATTACGACGTTTTTCATATAGCCATTCCCCGTAAGTCATGAAGCCTCCAATATTTCGTCTTTTATGTGTTTTGGGTTTTGCCGCATAATTTCCCTCACTACCATGTCAGCATATTCCTCCGCCTCGCTCACGCCGCTATCTATATGATCAAGTACAGCATCAAAACTATCGCAAAGATCGTTCCCTTTAGCTACCGGAAATATTTTCAGCCCAGTTTTTTCGAGCATATTCCCCAAAACAGTCAATGCGAAAACGGTCGCGTTTGGTTTTTCATAGCCGGCTTTTTCATATGCCTTTAGTGCTATCTTCGCGGCATCTTTTAGCGTATTTGAGCCTCGATACATCCGAATTATTCTATCCATCTTGCGGTATATGTCAACTATTATCATATCTCCTACGGTAGCCTCTATGTTCTCATCCGCAAGAGCGATTACTTGGCCAAGAGCATTATGGGCAACAATGATGGCCGCCAGCTCTCGTTTAGTCGTTAGCCCCATATCAGCTCCAATAAGAACAGCCCCATTGCCCCAGCGATAAACGACGTTATCATCACCGTGATTAACGCATATTTAGTTATTTTCATATCGTCACCTCGTATCCGCAAAAATTACATTTCGCCACTTTTATCGTTGTATATTTTAATATTTTAGTCGTTACAAAAACACTATTACTACAGCATATCCTGCATTTCATTTTGCACCTCCATCATGTTATAATGTTTTTAGCAATATATTCAGACAACCTAAGAACAGTTTTTCGTGAAGGAAGATAGCCGTCATTTAAGCCGTTGCTTCCATAGGCATATGGAAAATTAGATACCCATACCACCGTGCCGTCATCAAAGATGACTTGGTAACGGCTAAATCTCTTAACACCCACGCGGCTATCAATCAATTGATTTATTTTTTTATCCCAACCTTCATTTGTAGGATAAATGCGCAACCAGAAAGTTGGTCGCATTAGTATGTCAATGTTAGAATATCTTTTTACTTCTTGCGGTCTGGTTCTCGAAGATTTTCTATGCGCATTATTCCATGCTTTTTTGAAAAGTTCATGTTGTGCCGTTTCGACTATCTCCCAATTTGTTTCCACCTCAACAAACCACTCTCCGCAACAGTCACCGCATATAAATGTATATTCTTCTACATCTCCATAAGCATATAATTTATCTGGGGTCAATCCGCACCCGCATGGCTTTAGGCTCATTTCTCTCTCCTTTTCAACAAAATTGAATATGGGCATGGGTTTTCCCTGCTAAGGCCAAACCCGCTTGCAAGCTCTTGATGTTTTTTGAGCGTCAACTCATCAAAATGCACTATATCGCCCCTGTTTATCTCGTTGAAGCTCAAATTGAAGATATAGCAATGATCATCGTACTTAGACTTGTACTTGCAGTTTTTGCAATCAAAAAGCTCGGTCGTTTTCATCTCTTTCCTTTATTGTTTTTACAACTTCATTTAACACTATCCCGCCTACAATCCATATAACACCCATTAATGACGTAAACATCATAGATATTTCTGTATCTGCAAACAGAAACGAAAGCACCTCATGAGCTATGCCGAAAAACACCATAGCTATACCTATTTTGCTCATTATTTGTCCTTTAAAATGGAATATCATCGTCATCAATGTCTATTTCGGGCGGTAGCGTTTGCTTCGGAGTGCTCTGATTGCTAACGCTGCCCTGATGATTACCAGCTGGCTTGCTATCAAGCATCTTAAAGCTCTCTACTACGATCTTGTGCTTATTTCTCTTTTGCCCGCTCTGATCTGTCCATTGGTCGAGGCTTAACCGCCCTTCGATCAGCACCTTGCTCCCCTTTTTTAGATATTGATTGAAAATCTCGGCTTGTTTTCCAAAAAGAGTGAAATCTATGAATAGCGTATCCTCTTTATCCTTATACTTATGCGTCGTAGCTATCCCGCAACTCACCACCGCTGCCCCGCTTGGCAGATATTTCATCTCTGGCTCTCTCGTTAGATTTCCGACTATTATCACTTTGTTGTACATTTCAATACCTTGTTATTTTGAATTTTCTCACTATGCCATCTGGAGAGACAGTGCGCTTTTTAAAATCGGCATGAGTTGGAAACTCCCTACCCTCAAACTTTATAGCCCCAGTGTCCCCAGTGCTATCAACTTCAACCACTTGACCATTTCCGAAATTGGCATCCTTACAATATACCGTTGTGCCAACCCTTATCTCTTCCGAGAAAACAGCTTTTTCCAATTTTTCCACCCTTTTCTTTATTGATGAAATATCCCTCTTCAACTTCCATTTACAAATCATCTCGAGCTGAAAGTCGGATATACCATGCTTTTCTTTTATGTCATCCGCCGAAAGGACGCCTTTTTCTATATCCCGCTTTATCTGTTTTATTCTCTGCCCACTCATTCCGTACCATAGCATCATCACTCCTCAATGCAAGTTCCGACTCCGTCGGGACAAGTAAGTCTAACGAAATTATTGAATACCGTCAATAAAACAAATAGGTTAATTCTTATCTCTTATCTTGCAAAAAGAAACTATATCCACGCTCTTCGCATAACGTGAAGTCAACCCACTGGTACAAAAACGTCTGCTCTGCGTTGAAGCGATAGTGACTTTTATGACGCCTACATTCCCGTATCTTTTCGCAATTCCTCGCGCTACAGTATGCTATATCAGTCTTTGCTCTCATCGTCTATCCCTTGATCAACACATTCAAGATAATATCTCTCCGAAAACTCTTTTATAGCCGATCTTTTGAACTCGCTCGTTTCGTAGTACGGCACTTTATATGCAAGCGTTACCATCGTTCTCATCATAGGCGCAAGTGGCCCTGCTTCGTTTGCCGTCCTCATCATATCGACTATACTGGCTCCGTTTTGCCTTTGTTTCATTATCACACCCGCAAGCTCGTAAAGCTTTTCACACGTTCCCGCATTTAGCGACATGGCAATAGCCGCAACTATCATCAACTTTTTCATTTTTTCTCCTTTTTCTTTTTAAGCATAGCGATCGCTTTATTAAAGTCAACCTCCGCAAGATCAGCAATTTTTCTTATTCCAAACGCTTCGCAAAACTTCTCTTTATCGGTCTCAGTCTCCAATATCAAATCCATAACCTGCTGAAGCTGAGTAGAGTTGATCTTGTGAAACTCTTTATGAACTTCTTGCACATACTCCGCATCGTCGAACATGCCCAAAAAGACATCTGCATTGAAGCCGACTTTCGATAGACACTTTGACTGAAACTTTGTTAAAAGCTTTTTCTCCACATCTACATCTACTATCTTTCTTCCCTTAGACGACATATAAGCTGCTTTCTCCGACACAGCATACGGAAACTCTCCAGATGGGTACCAGAACATACCCGAAAGCATCATCACCGTAACGTCATCGTACTCTTTTGTGGTGAAACATATATCTTTTATGCCCCACTCCTTGCCGTATAGGCCCCATTGTTCAGTTGCAAGCTCAGTCTGGTACTGCGGGTCAACCGTAGCGACATTCCTGCCACCTATGCTTGCGCGCTTAACATAGTCAGGATTGGTTTTTGAAACAAGCCTATAAAACTCTATATCAGTCATTTTTTATCCTTTTTTTCTCAATCAGTTCTATTTTTACTTTATCAGCAGGAATACGAAGTGGGCATTTGATATAATCTAATTCACCCTTAGGATTGATAATTTCTATTATCATAGTATTGCCGCAACTGCTAAAATACATATTGTTTTTTGTTATACTGAAGTATGGTGGCGTATAAACAAATATACCTTTTCCGTTTTCATCTGTTTCAATGAAATACAAACACCATTCATGTGGTGAGCCTTTTTTCATATTCCCTCCTTTATTTTATGATAACCGATTGCTTTTCTTCTATCTTGAAGCCAGGAACCTCTTCGCCCGCCAATAACTTCTTTTTCGCACCTGCTTTGTTTATCTTATACTCGAATATTAGGAAATCAGCCGGCACCAAGCTTTCATCTGTCACTTCAATAGCCTTTGAGCTTCGGAAGTAGACCGTGAATTTATCCGTTTTTTGCTTTTCTCCGTCCGTGAGCCACTTTAAAAGCTCTTTCAGGCGATCAACGGCTTTTTCTTCGATTATGGCCCTATCCCTCAACCGTTTTGCCTCATCTTTAAGAGTTTTTGCGTTGGCCTCTTTCTCTTTTATCAAATAGCAAATAGAGTCTATTTTTTCGCTCTTCTCTTTCTCTATCACTACGACTTTTTCCTTGATGTCAGACTCGTCTGGGTAGATTATTTCACCCGTCTCTGGGTCTACCCGCTCCTCCATCATGGCCTCTATTTCTCTAATTTCCTTCATGATCTCAAATACTTTCACTTTCTCATCCTTTACAAAATATCTTCCATCTTAACAGGCTCTTCGCCTAGCCATACCAAGCACATATTCAATGCCTTCAAGCGCCATTCTGCTTCTTCACTGCCTTTAGTAAATTCTTCATTATTCCAAAAGTCATTTTTCCATTCATTAATAGTTCTTTCATAACAACCTAATTTAATTTTTTTAACATCACTGCCGTCAAATACTGGTTGGGCATGATACTTGTAAAACAAACCAAAAGAGTAATGACCGCTATCTGTTTTATAGTTCCCTTTAATAATTGTCCTACAATGAACCGCAACATCACCATAAACCTCAGCGTTACCGTAGATTTTAGCATTGTCAAAAATTTTAGCGTTATTATAAACCTTAGCAGTACCAAAGACTCCAGCGCTGCCCAAAACTTTAGCGTTACCTGAAACACTAGCGCTACCTAAAACTTCAGTATTACCATAAACTTCAGCGGAGTTAAAAATTATGGCATTATCGTAAACTCTAGCATTACCATAAACTTTAGCGTAGTCAAAAACTCTAGCGGAGTTAAAAATTATGGCATTATCGTAAACTCTAGCATTACCATAAACTTTAGCGTAGTCAAAAACTCTAGCGCAACCAAAGACTCTGGCATTACCGAAAACTGTAGCGTTTCCATGAACTCTAGCACCGTTAAAAACTCTAGCATTACCATAAACTTTAGCGTAGTCAAAAACTCTAGCATTTTCGCAAATCCAACAATTACCGTCATGGGACAAGTTATGCTCTCCTGAAACACAACCCCCTAAATCTCCCTTCTTTACATTTGCGAAACTTCGTAAAGCTTTAATGCGGTATAGATGCTGAATATCACTTTTTACCAACTCGTATTTTCTCATTTTGCTTTCCTTTTTTTTATTTGCACGGCAATATCTTTATTAAAACCAATCTATCTCAGACTTTGCGAACAAGATTGCAGCATGTCCGTAATCCTCATCTTCGCCTTCGTGCGTATGAACATAGTACTCCTCTCCTTTTTTCAGAGGTGTTACTGTATAGTTATCTATAGTGGTTTTGTCAAAACTTATCATATCCATGATATTACATAAATCTTCACCAATCAACATGTCAGATGAATCATAGTTAAAAACTATATAGTCATAGCTTCCATTTCTGGCCATAAAAACGCCTCTTGAGTCTGGCATATCCAATGCTTCTTTTATTTTGTTAGTCAAGGCCTTCATTGTCGTTATGATATTTTCCAAATAATCAATATGTTGACATGTTCTACAATCACCCACTGAAATAATCACATATGTAGCGATATCATTTTTTTTAAAGGTGATTGAATCAGGCTCTATTTTTCCATCAAAAGCACGCAAAAGCTCTTCTTTGTATTTTCTTACTACGTATTTATCTATCATTTTCTCCTCCTCCATGCCATAGAAATCACAAATATAGCCACAATAGCCCCTGCAATACATGTAAGTACAAGATCACTTGCGCTCATCTTGCCACTCCTTCAGTTTCTCCCTTATCATTTTTCGAAGTGCGGCAGAGACTGAAATGTCCCGCTTCTTGCACTCCTCTATAAACTTGTTGTACTCTTCAGCTTCAACGCTGATGGTCCTATTTACTCTCATTTATTCTCCTTTTCTATTTTAAGTTTTCCGCTATTCAAGGCGTCTGTTATTTTTATGGCGGCTTTTTTAGACACATATACAGCATTTATATATATGTAGTTCCAAAAAGGCATGTATTCATATTTTTTATATGGGAATGAATACATAATTAAACATTTCATCTGATCTGGATTATCCCAATCAGGCTCCCAACCAGGGTCAATCCTCTCTGCATGGAATAATATTGGATCTACTCCCTCAGGAGTCTCCCATTCAGATGACTTTATACGGTATTCCCTGTTTACATCAAAAGCAAATTCAGTATCAGTTTTCCAGCATCCATTTTCTACGTCAAAAAATTCTACTTCAGGTTTACCTTCATCAACCCATCTTTTTCTGAGTTCAGCATGCCTATCATTTACAATATAAATTTCATTATCAAGCCAATATGGCGTACTAAATAAATACCAACAATATCTGTCATACCTAATCCATACTTTTGTATCCTTGGGGCTATTAGCCCACCTTATAATCTCTTCCTTATGTGGATGTTCATTCATTTTTTCTCCTTTAAGATTTTCTCTACATCTGCTCTGTCAATAGATAGCGCAGCCGCAATTTCCAACCATTTCCTATCTATATACGGTATAGCAGCAAATCTTTCACCATCCGTACCGTCGTGTTTTAGAAACACATCTTTAATAACTGGTCCGTCATCATATAGCCAATAGCCAATGGTGAACTCAACTTCGCCGAATGGAGTTTCAAACGTAGCCAAAATAACACAAACGTCATTCTGATTAAAAACTACTTTATGCTCAATATTTTCTAATATGTATTTAGACGAGTTTAAAATTAGTTTCATTTTCTCCACATATAATGTTTTAGCTATGGAAACCGCAGCTTCATAATCAAAATCTGCGCCTGCATCTCTTAAAATATCTAAATGATCAACAAGCTCAGACTCCAAGCCGATTGGAGCCACATAACCGTTATAAGAAAGCACACTATCGACGGCATATTGAGCGGCTGCTGATTCTGGTTGAGCACTCAGCACACCGTTATTGATTTCCTCGACCATTTCTGGTAACGATTTATGATCTCTTATAATATATCTACTCATTTTTTCTCCTTTTTTTAATAAATTAAGTAATTATTGCATATACCAACTTAAATAAAAGTTAAATACTGTGCAGTACATGCATTTTCTACACTAACAATAATATGGTATAATTTCCATGACGGTTTTTCTTTCCTTTTCCGTCTATATTTTAGGGAGCTCCCGCTGACAAACGCATAGCCTCTGTCGTAGTTTCGTCACGCTATGCTTTTTTGTGCTACAATTTACAAAAAGGAAAAACATGAACCAATCAAAACAAATCCTCAATCACATGCTAAAAGGCCACTGCATCACCCAGCTCGACGCCGCTAATCTGTTTGGGTGTTGGAGACTCGGAGCGCGGATATATGATCTACGTGAAGCCGGCTTCACAATAGAAAGCGAAACGGTCAAGAACGGCCGAAAACGATACTCCAAATACTACATGACGAAAAAAGAGATAGCACGGGCTAAAGAAAAGCTAAAGGAAAAATTGATATAATTGTATTGCAGTAGTTGAGAGTTGTGTGGTGCGGAGGGGGAGTCCCCCTCCAAACTTGTGCTTTTTTCCGAGTCGCAAGTTTTTTAAAGAGTTTCTTGCGATTCGGCAGAGAGTATATTCAATCTGTTTGAGAAGGGGGAGGGTCCGCAGGCTCGCCACTCGCCTTAATCTTCCTCCCTCTTTTCAAGCGGATTGCAGAACGGGATTAGCAATTCCACAAGGCGCGCAGCCAAAGGTTTGTCCAGCACCTTATATCAGCGCGTCTTCTGGAGCGGCTAAGTATGATATTGAAGCTGGACACTTCTTGTATCTCCGCTTACTTCTACGTCCAGAAAGAATTTACATGATTAACCATTTTGATGCTGATATAGCAAAAAAAGTTGGGGTTAATGCTGCTGTTATATTCCATAATATCTTGTTCTGGTGTGAGAAAAATAAGGCAAATGAGATTCATTTCTATGACGGCAGATATTGGACATACAACAGTATAAAAGCATGGCGTGAATTATTTCCATACATGACAGAAAAGCAAATAAGGATAGCCTTAAATAAACTAAAAAAAAATGGTTATATTGTAACAGGAAACTATAATAAAAGCGCTTATGATAGAACTACTTGGTATTCCATAACAGGGCAAATGGATTTGCCCCAGAGGGCAAATGGAAGTGTCCAAAAGGGCAAACCTATACCAGATAATAAACCATATAATAAACCAAATATAAATAATACCGTCAAGGCCGAAACGAGCATTGAAGGTCTGAATAGCCGAGATGATAAGAGCTATCCAGAGAACTTGAACATGGAAGCGTTTAAGATGTGGTGCGAATACAAAGGAAAGAAGTACACGAAAAAAGGAAAGACGCTAAGTGCAAATAAGCTTGCTAAGTTTCCAAAAGATATTCAGATGAAAATGGTGGAAAATTCAATCATGAACAATTACGCTGGTCTATTTGAGATTTCGGATAAGAAAGAAAAGACATGCGGATCTGACTGGTATGACTCTCCGGAGTATCAGTAATGGATACGCATGGCTTACTTGCAATAGAAAGAGCAGTACTATCTACTGTTATTTACTCTGAAGACTTTGGTATTGAATTAAAATTTAGATTAGAAGAGAAGTATTTCCTTCATAAATACAACGCTCACGTAGCTAAAATTCTGCGAAAAGCCATCGATAAAGGGGTAAGCCTATCTTTGACCGCTTTAAAGCTTGACGACGCCGTTAGAGGCTCCTATTGGGAGATAGATCATCTAGAGATACTATCAGCTAATCCATTGCCTACCGAAATAGCCACACAGTACTATAAAGAGTTAAAAAAAGAATACATCAAAAGGGAGGTGCGACTTGTCTGAAATACTGCACGCATTAAACCAGAAAATAGCCAAGCTTGAAGCTATGAAGCGCGAGCTTGTAGATGACCATATCGAAGCAGAGAGACTCATATCACTTAAAAGAAGAGTGGCTGCAAAACCAAAGAAGCCTAAATTTTCTACAGGGATAGAGTTTTTCGACGAAAAAATGAACGGAGGCTTTACGGAGGGGTCGTTCGTAAACATAGCCGGCGGCAATTTTACAGGCAAAACTCATTTTGTTTTAACAGTGCTTTCGAATATTTGTAAATACAGAGAGGTGCTTTTCTTTAGTTTTGAAATGTACGAAAACCTTATACATGAACGCACTAAGCACTTCACCGACGAGCAGTCAAACAATTTTCTTATAGAGCAGACTCATACCGATATAAACGATATAGAGGCGATGGTAAGACAGTATAGCAATAGAGGCGTGGACTTTTTTGCGATAGACAGCAGAATGAAGATCGTGGTGCCTGGGTTGAAAGAGGAATATCAAAAAAACAGTGAAATATCACGACGGTTATCTAAACTGACACAAGAAACAGGGGCAATAATAATACTCATAAATCAGATAAGTGAAGCTGATCTTAGGAACAATAGGCCGAGCCTGAAGGGAAGTGGAGATCAAGCCTATGATTCCGACGTAACGCTATTCATATTGCCGCATAAAGATGACATAAACCGCCGCGTTATGATATGCGAAAAAGACAGGATAAACCAAAAGAAATGGAAGCACGAGTATACTCTATCGGACTTGACGGAGAGCAAAATAGAAGTAATTGAATTTCATAGCCCTATTTAATAATTGATTAAGCACAATTATGCAACAATTAAATAAAAAAAGGAAAGAAATGGATTACAAAGAATTCATAGATAAAAAGAAACATATATCGCTTGACTATGGTTTTGAGCCTTCTTATTTCCCAGACAATATGTTTGACTTTCAAAAGCACATAGTTGAAAAAGCTTGCAAGAAAGGAAGGATTGCCATTTTTGCCGATACGGGGCTTGGAAAAACCATGATCGCATTAACTATATCAAAAAATATAAACATTGAGAAGAACGGTAGGGTCCTTATAGTGACACCTCTTGCAGTTGCATTTCAATTTTTAGAAGAGGCTAAAAAAATAGGGATTGATGACATATCATACTCAAGAGACGGAAAAGCAAATGCAAAAATAGTGGTTTGCAACTATGAAATGTTGAACAAGTTTGAGTGCAATGACTTTGACGGTATCATATTAGATGAAAGCTCTATATTGAAAAATTTTAAAGGCAAAATTAAAACAGATATAACAGCATTTATGAGAAAAATTAAATATAGATTTTTGATGACGGCAACACCGTCGCCAAATGATTTCATAGAGCTTGGTACAAGCGCGGAGGCTCTTGGTTATATGGGATATATGGATATGCTTGGAATGTTTTTCAAAAACAACCAAAATTCAGTAGATAGTAATGCCAAAAACATAGGCGAAAAATACTATCTAAAACCACACGCAGAAGAATCATTTTTTCAATGGGTTTCAACATGGGCCATTATGGTAAGAAAGCCTTCTGATCTTGGATTCAGTGATGATAGGTATAAGCTTCCCAAATTGATAAAAAATATCCATGTTATTAAGTCTGGTTCAACAATAGGAGAGGACGGAACCCCAAGGCTATTTATCCAAGAAGCTAAAACTATGAGCCAGATAAGAAATGAACAAAAGCTTACCGCATATGAACGGTGTGAAAAGGCATATGAGCTAGCAGACGGAAAAACTTCTGTTTATTGGGTCAATACAAACGATGAAAGCAACATTATAAATAAACTTGATAGCGACGCAGTAGAGATACTTGGCTCTCAAAGTGTTGAAAAAAAGGAGGAAATACTGTTAGCTTTTGCAAGAGGAGAAATAAAGAGACTAATTACAAAAGCTAAAATAACAGGAATGGGACTAAATTGGCAACACTGCAATCATTCTGTTTTTTTTCCAACATTTTCATATGAACAATATTATCAGGCAATAAGGAGGTTTTGGAGGTTTGGGCAGAAAAACGATGTAATAATAGATATAGTAATATCTGAAGGGCAAAGAAGAGTAATAGACGCTATTGAGCAGAAGTCCAAAAAGGCAGATGAACTATATACTAAACTCGTTAATGGTGTAGCAAAAGAGGTTGAAAAGAACGAGTCAAAGAAAAATATCATAATTCCAAATTTCATATAAAGGAGAGAAAATGGAAATAGAAGTAAAAGATCAGGTGATAACGGATAGATACGCAATATATAATGGTGATTGCGTAGAGGTGGCAAGAAGTATGCCTGATGAGAGCATAGACTTGAGTGTATATAGCCCTCCTTTCGCCGGGCTATATAACTATAGTTCAGATCCAAGAGATATGAGCAATTGTAAAGATAAAGAAGAGTTTCTATTGCAATATGAATACATTGTAAAAGAGATCTCGAGATTGACAAATCCGGGGAGGATTACGGCAGTTCATTGTACTGACGTATTTGACAATACGTCAAGGCTTTGGGATTTCCCGCATGAGATAATAAGGCTTCATGAAAAACACGGGTTTGAATATAGAAATAGAATTACCATATGGAAAGAGCCTTTGAAGGTGAGAATGAGAACTATGGTTCAAAGTCTCATGCACAAGTTTATCGTTGAGGACTCTACAAAGTGTTTTACTGCAATGCCTGATTACATGCTGATTTTTACCAAGAAAGGCGAGAATAAAGTACCGGTAACTCACCCGACAGGAATCAATGAATATGCTGGAGAGATACCAATACTACCACATATGGTAAAAGCATGGAATAACGCAAATGGAACTAACTTTACGGCAGATGAACTGTGGAATCACTTAAAAGAAGTAAATGACGAAAACGGCATAACCAAACTTAACCACTATATATGGCAACGATACGCATCTTCAGTATGGGACGATATAAGGATAGACAATGTGTTAGAATATAGAGAAGCGAAAGACGAGGATGATGAGAAACATGTTCACCCCCTACAACTTGATGTGGTTGATAGAATAGTTGAACTATATTCAAATGAGGATGAGGTTGTATTTACTCCGTTTATGGGCGTTGGCACCGAGGTATATTCTCCGGTAAGCAAAGGGCGGAAAGCTATAGGTGTTGAATTAAAAGAAAGCTATTTCAGGCAAGCAGTGAAAAACATGAAATATGCTGAAGATAGATACAAAAAGTCTATTCAAGGAAGACTTTTTTAAAACGGGCGGCGAACCGCCTAAAGGAGGGAAAAATGACAATAGCAAGAAGCGGCAAACAGGAAGAGGTAAATATTTTTGTCAATGAAACAATCAGTCATGATATTGATCTTGATAGTGGCATAATATATATGCGCAATAGCATCAAAAAAATTTTGCCTCTAACTATAAGCTTTTTAGCTGAAGTTAAGTTTAGAGGAAATATATACTATCTTAATTGCCAAACAAATAAAACTTTTGACTATTGGGCGGTAAATTTTATTCTCGGCGCTATGTATGAAGACGATGATGATTATCTCGATCTGAGAAGAATGTTTGACAATGATAGAGAGATTGAAGAGCTTTTGTCGAATATTGTTCAGCAATCAAAAATATAAAGGAGGAAAAAATGCAAGATAATTCTACCATAAATTATCGGAAAGATATATACCCATTGTTTAGCCTTGAGGAAAGACATAAACTATCCCATGTTTTCAACAAAATACCGCTAATACCAGTCGATCACGAAATAGCGGACGATTACAGAATGGTTCCAATTTATGATAGGAAAGAGCTGATAGACTACATAAGAAGCAGAAAAGCCAAAACGAGATCAGATTCACTACGTGATCTTTTTGAAAAGATTTTAGGGGAGATTGATGACTAAAGAAAATCAAACAAAATGGCATAAAGAGCCGAAAAAATCAAGGCTCCCAAAAAAAGAGCTGCAAGGCTTTATAGATTGGCTTAGGCAAAAGCACTACATATGCCAGATATGCGGTACACGTAAAGCGCAAGAAGCCCATCACGCGCGCTACGGATACTTCGGCGCAAAAAAGGACGACCGATGTCTTGTAGCTATATGCAGAGAGTGTCATCACGCTATCCACCACGGCGATGGGGTAGAGATATGCAGGGCTGATATAGAGGCAATCGGAGACCAAAACTGGAGGGAATATGACGGAATTTGACGACTTCATAGGCACTATGGAGAAAGTGTATAGCGAGAAAAGCAAATACACAAGGCAGATAAAAGGTGTCGACGTGGACATATACGACATACTCGTTGCGTTCAACGTGACCAATCCCGCAACCGCACACGCTATCAAAAAGCTGCTATTGCCGGGTGAAAGAGGACATAAAGACTTAGTGACCGACCTTGAAGAGGCGAAAGCTTCAATCGAAAGAGCGATAGAACTGGAGTGTAAACATGTATAGTCTTGACGATCTTTATCAGTGTACACTACAAGAGTATTGTGAGCACATAGGCACGACGCCGGCAGAGCTGATCGAGCGAAAATACAAAGAGATTGACCTTTTGCAAAGAGCATACGACAAGCTTATAGCGAAAAGAATGGACATGAGTATAGCTCTCATGGCAAAAGCGATAAATGAAAAGATACACTCAAAGCGGAAATCAATAGCAAGATATGAAAAATGGCTAAATACGGCAACCGAAAAACAAAAATAGATGGCTTCACGTTTGATAGCGCAAAAGAGTCTAAGCGCTATTTAGAGCTGAAAATATTGCTTAGAGCCGGCAAGATTAGAGACTTGATTTTGCAGCCGAAATTCACGCTACAGGAGCCATTCACTTACAACGGCAAAGTAGAGCGGGCAATAACATATACGGCTGATTTTAGCTATATAAAGGACGGAGAAAAAATAGTAGAGGATGTCAAGGGCTTTAAAACAGACATCTACAAGTTGAAGCGAAAGATGTTTCTATATAAATATGGAGAAAATATAACTTTTAAGGAGTTGTAATGGGCAAGAGAAAAGAAGAGGTTGAAAAGCCGAGGTTCACGGCAAAGTGCGCATATTGTGGACTATTGACAACATCGGAGACTCTAAGCGAAATGGATGGAAATTGTTATAAGTGCGGCAAAGAGCTGATAATCAACGACAACGAACTGCTACTAAGCAGAACTAAGAAAGAACTTGAAAATCTCATCTAATTTCAATCGATACTATCATGCGTTCTTAAATGAGGTATTTACTCATACGCCTGCTCTTGTTTTCAAAGACTTCATAGAAGATACGCCTTACGGTCAAGTGCCGTTTCGACTCGTCAAGTACGAAGATTATCACGACATGAACGAAATGAAGCAATGGCTAAAAACGATGAATTTAGACTATGCAGTGAAAGAGGACGGAAGCGGGAAAATATCAACGACACAGATAGACTCCGCCGCACTCGTTCAGCATCTTGAGTTTATTTACAAAACAGTGGCAGATAGCGGGATAATATTGCCGTCGGTTGAACTTGAGTGGAAAAGGACTATCGAGGCCGCAAAAGGGTGGTGAGCCCTAAAATGCCGAAATTTTGCTAAAGGGCCGAAATGTTCGGAATTTCCGAAAAGTTCAAATTGTAAAAATTTTTGGGACAGAGACATACTACGCTTTTAAAGGAACTGGAAATGTATGGAATGACTACAAAACCTATTAGTTTCGGCATAGTTTTAGACGACACTATAACAAAAGCACCATTGCTATTTAAAAAGCTAATAGAGCTTCTAAAAGAGCACGGCTGACACGTTTATATAGTTACTGCACGACAAGAAGGAGCATATTGCGATGTCTTGAAAGAGTTTGAACCGTTAGTAGACAGGGTATATTTTACATTAATTATGGCAAAATAGGACATTGTGGATATAGATATATGGATAGACGACTTTCCTCTTGCAATAACACATTCATTTAAGGAATATATATTCTCTACTGGAAAAAAGTTAATAGAAGAAAAATGGGTGAAGTGAGCTACTTGATATAACATCAGCACTGCAATTTCACGATAAATTTTCTTAGGTTGAGAACATACTACGCTTTCTTGGGACGGGCACATACTACGCTTTTTGCAAACTGAAAAAAAATTGCAATCCAACAAAACATAATCAAACAAACATCAATAAAAAACAACATAAAACAACA